GGGGATTTGGCCCCCCGCACCGAGAGGACACCAGTTCCACCCTCCCGCACCCACCCACCGATAAGTTCTTAACGCGCACGCGAGTCGCGTGGTGGGTGGGGTCTCTATTAAAAGCGTAACTAATAAGAGCGGCATAGCCGCTCTTACCGATATGACACCAGTTCTCAAAAATTTTGGGCGAAAAAAAACCCCGCCGAAGCGGGGTTTGAAGTGGTGCGGTGCTACATGAAAACACCAAAAGGTACTTTGTTCGCAAGGTTTAATTTAATCCACTTGAGGGCATCTTTTTCGTTATCGAATTTCTTAATTATCTCGCCGAATACTGTATACGCTTTAATTACGATCATCTTATTCCCCTTGAAAAAGCCCCCCTTGCGGGGGGCTTAGGTTTTACTCAGCGGCGGCTTCGTCCAAGGCATCGACTAGGAAAGCGGCCAGGGCGGCAAGGCCGTCATTCGCGGCCCGCATTTTCTCGAAACCCTTGCGGAGTTTCTCGCTGGCCTTTTCGGCTGTATCAGCGGGAGAGATCGCGATCATGATCGCGCCGCCGCCAGTCTTGGCCCCTGTTTTCTTACCCTTGGCGCGAGAGGCGTTTTCCTCATATCCCTTGCCTGTTTTCACGGCCTTGCGAAACTCGCCAAGGATCGTGTCAACGACAGCGGCCGAAACCTTTTTGCCCTTGGCATTGAGACCCTTGGGAAAGCGGGCCTCAACGAATGCAACCGCAAGAGGACATTTGCCTTTTGCGCCCACTACAGCCTTGGCCGCGTGTAACTTGGCGGCGGCTTCAGCGGCACGGACCTTAGCAGATCCGGCTGTGTTCAGAGCCTCGCCGCAAGTAGTGGCAAGGGCAATATGCCCGACAGTCGGGGTATAAGGTTTGACGGCCTTGGTTGTTTTCTTGGTTGTCATGCTAACTACTCCTATAAAGGTTGATTGAAATGTCGCGTTTTCTGTCGCGACAACCAAACTATAGCATAGGTCTACGAGATACAAAATCCTCAAGTCAGACTTGAGGCAGCAACCCCCACCCGCCCCCTACCCCCCAAACTGGCTATATGGGACCCGCCCGCCGCTACGCTGTGTGTTTTGCACATCCAATTACCCCCTCCCCCCAACTCAATGTAAAAGTAAAAGGCTTGCCCATTTATAGCGAAACACCCCCGTTGCCTTTTCTAATGGGTCCCATACCCCCGGGGGGTATATAATTTTTTCTTGACTTTTTTATTTCCCGTGTTATTTTCCGGGCAACTGGAGCCCCAAACCGCCCCTTACATGCCCATTGTCATAACACCTGAAGTTGGAATACCGCTGCCCTTTGACGTTACGCCAGAGGAGGCCGAAGGCTTCAGAGAGCGGGCTAAGGCTGCTTGTCAGACAATCCTGGACTTGATCCAAAACGGTGCAGATGTAAAAGCCGATGAGGAGGATTCAGCCAAGGCACACCAGATTATTGCCACAGAGAAGTTCACCCCGGCAAAGACACTTCCGGGCACCATCCTCAAACTTGAGGCTTTGCTGGATCACTACGACCACGAGTTCCTTGAAGTCAACCGCAGGATCCAGAATCTTGTAACGAACAAGTTGCTGGAAGAGACCGAGAACGAAGATCCCAAAATTCGGATGCGTGCCTTAGAACTGTTGGGTAAGCGTAAGGGGGTGCAACTCTTCACTGACCAGATAGAAGTGACCATCAAGCAAAAACCTGTAGAGGAGATTGAGAAAGAACTCGGCTCCTTGTTGGAACGCTACATGGGCCCTGTCGAGCAGGCGGTTAAAGGCGACGTAGAAGATGTTGAGGAGATAAAAGAGCCAGCCGTCATACCGGATGACGATGAGTTAGATGCCATGCTTGGGCTAAAGAAGGAGGGCGGGAATGGGCAGCAACCACCTGCAGACGCTCCTAGCCAATAAGAGCCAACTGGATCAACTCCCGCCGAGTGTAAAAGCCCGGCTGTATGAGTTGCTGGAGGAGTTAGAAGAGAGAAAATCGGCTGAGAACGCCCAGAAATCCTTCATGGCCTTTGTGCAAAAGGTCTGGCCGGGGTTTATTAATGGGGCACATCACACTAAGATGGCCGCTGCCTTTGAGCGGGTGGCTGAAGGGAAGGTCAAGAGGCTAATTATCAACATGCCTCCACGGCATACTAAGTCTGAGTTCGCCTCCTACCTGCTCCCGGCTTGGTTTCTAGGTAAGTTTCCTGATAAAAAAGTGATTCAAACCTCCCATACGGCTGAGTTGGCGGTGGGTTTTGGACGGAAAGTGAGGAATCTTGTTGATCAGGACACGTATAGAGAGATTTTTCCTGCAGTGGCGCTACAGTCAGACTCTAAGGCTGCTGGCCGGTGGGCGATTAATAAGGGGGGAGAGTACTTTGCTATCGGTGTTGGAGGTGCTGTTACGGGTAAAGGCGCAGACATCCTCATCATCGACGACCCCCACAGCGAGCAAGAAGCCGCCCAAGCGGAAACCAACCCGGAAATCTACGACAAAACCTACGAGTGGTACACATCCGGGCCAAGACAACGACTCCAGCCGGGGGGAGCGATCATAATTGTGATGACCCGGTGGTCTAAAAAGGATCTAACCGGGCAAGTTATCAAGGCGGCAGGCCAAAGATCGGGTGAGGACTGGGAAGTTATTGAATTTCCAGCGATTTTGCCCTCGGGAAAGCCCTTGTGGCCGCAGTTTTGGCCCCGTCACGAGTTAGAAGCCCTCCAAAAAGAGTTGCCCCATGCCAAATGGATGGCTCAGTACCAGCAGAACCCCACTTCTGAGACCTCAGCGATTGTAAAAAGGGAGTGGTGGCAGATGTGGGAGGACGAAGAGGCCCCGCGCTGCGAGTTCACCCTGATGGCTTGGGATACGGCCTTTGAGAAAAGCAACCGTGCAGACTATTCCGCGCTTACCCACTGGGGAGTCTTTTACAAAGACGATGATACGGGCACTCAACAGGCCAACATCATCCTGCTAAATGCCTTTCGGGACCGTTTGGAGTTCCCGGCACTGAAAAAAAAGGCGCTGGAGTTTTGGGAGGACGACCAGCCGGACTCGGTGATCATCGAGAAGAAAGCCTCTGGTGCTCCTCTTATCTATGAGCTAAGAAGCATGGGCATTCCGGTCCAAGAATTTACGCCAAGTAAAGGCAACGACAAGATTGCAAGGCTAAATGCGGTGGCTGATCTCTTTGCTTCGGGTAGAGTCTGGGCACCCAACACCCACTGGGCTGAGGAAGTAATTGAAGAGGTTGCATCCTTCCCGGCGGGGGAGCATGATGACTACGTTGACTCGGTATCTCTTGCGTTGATGCGCTTCCGTAAGGGTGGATTTGTGCGTTCGTTACTGGACGAAGAAGATGAGCAGCCGTATTTTAGGCGGCGTGTTCAGGGGTACTACTAATGGCGGTTACACAGCAACACATGGGGCGTAATTCGTTAGTAGACCGATTGGCTGCTCAGGTAGGTAATCGAGATTTGGCTATTGAAATATTAAAAAAGCGTGGACACTTGGCTCAAGATGGCAAAACATTAACGGCAGAAGGTATGAAGCGAAATGCTATGACAGCCGAAGAGCGTGCAATTGATCGTGCTGTAAAACGTACAGGTAAAGAGGCAAAAGACTTTACATATAAACCGGCAACAAATATGGCGGTTTTAAAAAATAGGAAATAAACATGGCAATTGACAAGGCACTTGGGCAGCCTCCGTTAGGACTTAAGGATGAAGATCTGGCGATGATGGAGCCGGATATTGAGATTGAGATTGAAGATCCTGAGTCAGTAAGTATTAAGGCTGGTGGGCTGGAGATAGAGATTGAGAAAGACGAAAATGGCGATGACTTTAATGCCAACCTTGCCGAAGAGATAGATGAGGGTGAACTGACTGAACTGGCAGGAGATCTGCTAGGTGACTTTGAAGAAGATCTAAGTTCACGTAAGGACTGGATGCAGACCTACGTGGACGGCATTGAATTACTTGGTATGAAGGTTGAGGATAGGACAGAGCCTTGGCCAGGGGCTTGTGGTGTATATCACCCGTTACTAAGTGAAGCCCTTGTGAAGTTTCAAGCCGAGACCATGATGGAGACCTTTCCTGCACGGGGCCCGGTTAAGACACAGATTATTGGTCGTGAGACTCCTGAGAAAAAAGACGCTGCCCAGCGTGTTCAGGATGACATGAACTATCAGTTGACCGATGTAATGACAGAGTATCGGCCTGAGCATGAGCGCATGTTGTGGGGTTTAGGGCTGTCAGGTAATGCGTTCAAAAAGGTCTATTACGACCCAAGTTTTGAGCGTCAGGTCAGTGTATTTATTCCAGCAGAAGATGTCGTGGTGCCATACGGTGCCTCTAACATTCAAACTGCAGAGCGGGTGACGCATGTGATGCGTAAGACGCCTAACGAGGTTAGAAAACTTCAAGTAGCGGGCTTTTGGAGAGATGTAGACCTGCCGGATCCACAGGATACGTTTGATGAGGTTGAGAAGACTATCGCTGAGAAAATGGGCTTTCGTGCCTCATCCGATGATCGGTACAAGATCCTTGAGATGCACGTTGATTTGGACATACCGGGATATGAAGATAAGGACAAAGATGGGGAGTCGACGGGTATTGCGCTGCCTTATGTTGTCACTATCGAGAAGCAGACACAGACAATTCTAGCAATTCGTAGAAATTGGAATCCTGATGATGACACCAAACAAAAACGAAATCATTTTGTTCATTATGGGTATATTCCGGGTTTTGGTTTTTATTGTTTTGGTCTTATTCATCTTATTGGCGCTTTTGCTAAGTCCGGTACTTCCCTTATTCGTCAGTTGGTCGATGCAGGGACTCTCTCAAATCTCCCCGGTGGATTTAAAACCAAGGGTCTACGAGTAAAGGGCGACGACACACCCATTTCGCCAGCGGAGTTTAGAGACGTAGATGTAGCCTCTGGCACGATCAAAGACAACATCATGACGCTCCCTTATAAAGAGCCGTCGCAGGTTTTATATAGTCTTTTGGGCACCATCGTTGAAGAAGGTCGTAGGTTCGCTAGTGCAGCGGATCTGAAGGTATCCGACATGAGTGCCCAATCCCCTGTGGGTACTACGCTGGCAA